ACCGGAATATGAACCACCATTGCGGAAATATTCGATATGTTCGATACGAAAACGATTAGATGAATCAATAAACCAATAACACCGGAAACAATCGCGTAACATATCCGTAATCATTTTCAATGTTATCGGGGCTTTCTGTGCGGGTTGGTCATAGCCCGCCGAAAGAATGTTTGATTTCGGCGTTATGAATAACCGTTGGTCATTCTCTAAAAACGGGTTATAGTCATATAGGAATTGCGAATAATCCGTCGTCCCGGCGTGCGTTATGCCCGGCGCAATCTGCCCCAAAAGGACCGAAATAACGGACCATATCGGATACGCATTGTTCAATGTGTATTCTTTGCGGGCATTTTCTTCCAAATACCAATCTATATCCGAAAACATAAACCATACTGATACTCCGGCCCAATTGTTACGGGCTACCGGATAATATTTCGCCAAATCCGACGGGGGAAGATAATATTGCCCGGGTTGCAGAATTCCCCATTGGGTAGGTGTCGTGGTCAATCGTGTGGAAAAACGAATGACATCAAATGCGTATCCGATACAACGTGAATAATTGCGATTATCCGGGCAAATATCATTATCGCGCGACAATTGTTGTGTTGGCGTACCAAGTATGGATGTCGCATCAGTAATATATCGGCCGAATATCTGTATGGTCCTTTCATCTATATTTACATTCGCCGTTGCGGCCGTACCCGACACAGGATACAATGTCAATGGCAATGTGGGTTCACTTGCGCCATAACCTGTTTGATATTGCCAAATTGCGCCATCGCTTATTCGCGTTAATGTCGCTAACCAAAAATATCCTATTTCATCATAATCGTGAATGATACTAAACGTATAACCGCTACCAACAGGTGCAATTTCCCGGTTAATCTCTCCGGTAAGGACATAAACATTTTGGCTTGCGCAGTCGGAAAAATGATATGTATTGCGTAATGTATTTGCATTATCAACCGCTTGGCATTCCTGTTCCCACCACATACCGGAAAGGAAACACGCCATTGTCGTGCTTCCCAAACTATATATCTGAATCATCGGCCGCTTATCGAATTTGATTCGTTCAATGGCCGGGGCCAAAGTAATCAAATCGAATTCTTTTTCCATTCCGGCCAATACGGCATTGTATTGGTCATCCACCGTTGGCGTTACGATAACGGTTTTGTCATCATCATTGAATTCGCAATCGGTCTTCCAAAATGTTCCCTGCCAATAATTCTGCCACAAGGTGCCGCCGGAATAGGATATATATATTTTGAACAGAAATTGCGTGTCGAATGCCTGTCCGGCAATGAAATCATAATCGGCGCATTGAAATGTCAATTTTCCGGACAGTTTCGCCCGGAAAAATTGTTCATTCGATTGCCGTTCAAAATCTTTGCTTAAATCATTCCCATATATCGGGTATGCATCTTGCGTATCTTCTCCGGCTGATAGTTCAAATTTATAAATCGGGGTCATAATCTATAAATTTCTATTGATTTCTATTAGTTTTTATGAATCTTCCGGGTTAGGTTCTTATACCGGATGACCGTATTTCCCTGTCCATCCACGAAACGGGATTGGTCCCCCTGTTTGCGGATGGCGGCAACGTCCCTTTCAAGCGCGGAAACATCGGTATTCCCGCCACCTATCATTCCGATGGCATAACCGGCCATTGCGGCATTTGCGCGTTGGTAACGGTCTGCGAATGTGCCATTGTTGAATGAATTGATAACGTCCGGGATGATATGACCGTACCGGCGTGAATTCCTTTTGTTGATAACGGCAAAATATTCGCCACCCTCTGCGCGTCTGCGCGTTCCGTCCGGCTTGCGGCCCAAATCAATATCGTGGCCGCTTGCGTGGCTTCCGCCCTGCAATAGTTCAACGGTTCCGGAACCATATGTTTCCACCGGCTTCGTGACCTGCGCCGCCTTTATCTTGGAATATGCAAAGGATGTCCACATTGTTGCAATGGCCGCAATGGCCAATGCCGGAGAAACCAATGACAAAGTTGACCAAAGATTTGCAGATGCCGTGACCAACGAAGATGCCTGTGTAATACTATCAATGGCCAATTGCGCCTTTTGGGCCTTTTCCTTTTCCTTTTGTGCCTTTTGCTGATTTGACCGGGCTAATTCCAATTCTTTTTGCGCCGTGGCTACCGAATTGGCATAACCGGCGTTGCGGGCTTCAATTTCCGCATCCAATACTTTTTGCGCCGCATCAACTTGTGCGTTGGCTGATTCCAATGCGGCATCCGCCGCTTGATTCCACGAATCAGCAATCGAACCGATGGCATCTTTGACGGTATCAATGGCCGTATTCAATGCGCCCTGTTGGTCGGAATCTAACCCAATGCCGAATAATTCATAAAGGTTATTATATGGCGTTTTCTTGGCTTCTTTATCAATGGCGGCAATGGTCGCTTTTATGGCGGCGATTTCTTCCGTAGTCATCTTCTCCGTTGCGGTTTTATCCAATTCCAAGATTGCCAACAAACGCGCCTTTTCCTGTTGCAAGCGGAAGATGGTTTTTTGGCGTTCATTCTTGTTCAGCAAACTAAATTCGGCCGCCTGCCTTTCCTGTAATGCGTCCAAATCCCGCTTTGCCAACTTGGTGTTGAAATCGGCCGTTTCTTTCAGACGCATTGCATCGTATTTCGCATTGATGGCCTTTTCATCCTGTCGTAAATCTTCGGCCAATTGCTTATTGGATTCGATTTCGATTTGGCGTTGTTTTTCGATATTCGCCAACCGAAGATTCAACATTTCTTCCGTACCATCTTCCGTTACGGCTATCTGCAATTGAATCGCCTGTTGTTCCGCCTGCAACCGTTGGACGGTTAGTTTGGACACCTCAATATTAAATTGTTTTTTCGCATCCAATACCGCCTTGTCATACTTGGCATTGATGGCCGCTTCATCCTGCCGTTCGGATTCCAACATTTGCGAATTTCTTTCCAACTCCAACCGGCGTTCCGCTTCAATCTTCTTCAAACGCAATTCCAACATCTTGTCCGTCCCTGCATCTGTGGCGGATATTTCAAGATTGATTGCATTGATTTCCGCCTGTATTAAGGCGATGCGTTGTTTCTTGGCTTCTTCGCTTAATTTTTGTTGTTCTTTCGCTTCATCTTCCGTTTTTTTGGTCACTTGCGCTTCCAAATTATTGCGCATAGTAACGATTCGTTTATTTTCTTGATATGCCGCCGTTTGGGTATTCAAATATTTGGTTTCGGCTTCCACATATGCCTTTACCTGTTTGTCGCTTGTCAAGCCATACTGATTAACAATATCGGAATATTCCTTAACGGCACCGGATGCATTCCTAATAATGGCATTGGCGGCGGATAATTCTTCCGGGATGACAACAATTCCGCGTCGGCTTTTCTCAATGGTTTTTAATGCATCATTGTATTTCTTTGTTTCATCAATAAGTTCTTCATTAAGATTATAGTTTTGGATGAAATCCGCCAATCGTTGTTTTGCCGCCGCCCTTTCATCGGCAGATAGGTTCTTTTGAACTTTGGTCGTTTCAAATAACCGATTCAATTCGGCATCGCGTATCCTTTTTGCGCTTTCGATTTCTTGGTCATAGATGGGTTTGACATTGGCAATATATTTGTCTGCCGCCGCTAAACGTTCATCCAATGTTTTGCGGGTGTCCCGCATATCTTCTTCCAACTGTTGGTTTTCGATTCCGATTCGCGCCCGTAACAAAACCGTACTGTTCGCACGTTCAACCGCTTCATCCAACACATCCCGCAATTCCCGACCGGCACGGGCCGCATCCCGGGCATTGTTTATGAATACCGAAAAATCAACTGTGGATACGGCCTTTTTAAACACTTCCCACGTTGTAGTCCATCCGGCCATCTCCCGGTCGAACGCATCGCCTGTTACCTGTGTTTCGTGAATGGATGATTTAAACAACTTGAATGCCGCCACAAGCCCACCCAATAATCCAATAATGATTCCGATAGGCCCGGCAAGTGCCTTGAACATCCCGTTAACGGATGCCATCGCGGTCTTTGTATCAGTCAAAGCCGAAACAACACGCGGGTTCAACCCCACAAGATTACCCAATGCACGTTCATAATGCCCGACCTCTAACGTGTATTTCCCGGTCGCTTTCTGCAATCGGGACATTTCTTCATAAATGCGTTTCGTTTCTTCTTCCAACTCTTTACCCACCCCGGCGGTCCGCCTTTGTTCTGCGGACATCTCATTCAAACGAATCTTGTTTAAGCGGTATTGGGCGGACAACTTGTTATAACTACCCTCAACAGACGTATTGATTTGGGTAATCAATTTATCTATCTGTGCCGATTCCTTTTTTGCCGCCGCCGCTTCGGCGAACGCCTGTGTTGCTTTCCATTGCGCGGACGTAACGTCCCGGTATTCGGCAACCAACTTTTCGGATTGTTCGGTTGCCAATTGGATTGATTTACGTTGTTCTTCGCTTGCGCCGGATACACCTTGTAAGCCCTTGGCGATTTCGGCGGCCGACCCTTGGATTTTATTTTTGGCCGCATCGTATTTTGCAATCAGTTCATCCAATTGCGCCATCAACTTGGTTATCGAATCATCCGGGGTAATCAAATCGGAATATCGTATGGGATTCGGATTGTCCATAACAGTTATTTTGTTAAAAAACGCCGTATTTCGGCCTTATAGTTCGTAAACAATAAATTATATGTCTTTATGTCTTTACGGCCTTAATTCGGCCTGTTTTGCGCCCTTTGGGCTTGTCGCGCCCTTTCCTTGACAAAATCGAACGCGTTGTAAAACTCCAAAACCGTGTATTTCTTCGGTTCAACGTGCAATTGTTCCGAAAGGACCAAACAAAGGTTTTCAAATTGCCGGTCGAATTGTATTTCCACGCCATCCGACCCTGTAAACAATTTCGGGTTTGAATAGGTTATCAAAGCCGTTGTCAATTTCTCTACAATGGCCGTTTCCCCGGGCCGGTCAACTCCCGCAACAATCCCGTTCAAGATTTCCATTGTCCGTTTCTTCATTATGTCATAATATTCTTTGACATCAGAATCGTTGAACAGGGATGGGAAATATAACATCAGTTCCCCATCAATTTTTTTTTTGACCGCATCCAATTGGGCGGTCATCTGTTTTACGGGGGAATCTCTTAAAATCTCCGTTACGCCGGCCAATGCATCATCCGACAGGTCATTATATTCCCGGCCATCAATCTTTGTTACCAATGCGGCAAACGCCCGGTGTTGGGGATTGATACCGTTTTGAATCAGATATACGCATTGACGCATATTTTCCAACTCCTGCCCGGCCTTTTCCGGCTTCCCGGATGCAAGGTAACGGCGTGTCCTTTCAATCCGTTGGTCAAACGCATTGATGTCGGCCCCCACGCCGGCATCCACCAATAACAACTTTTGGTATCTGTGGAAACGCACAATCGGCAATTCATCAATGGAATCGTACATTTCCACGGTGTGTTTTCCAATCTTTATTGTTACCATAGTTCCCTTGTAATTATCGTTGAACATATCGGCGCGGCCAATATTGCCCATTGGCCCGTGACCACGGACAAAGTTAACGAAATAACAACGCAAGTCCACCAAGATGTGCAAAATTTACACGAAAACATCTTGTACAAAAAATCTGTCGGCGCGTGTACTTGCAACCACTCTATCCATCCCCATTTTTTTGCCAATGATAACAGGAATGCGGCCGTTAATGCCACGACCGCAACCCAACACACAAATTCGATTACCATACGAATAGCCATACAAGAATGCCACAAACAATATATTGCCACGCGGGACGGTCGCACGGATTATCCAAATCTACGTCTTTGGTCCTGTCACGTTCATATCCGATATTATATAGGAAATTGTGGCATATCCATTCCATTTTCAGCGAAAACAATGACCGTTTGAACACAATGGTTATCCGGCCATCCGCCTTGATTTTTTTCAACACTTTCCGCATATTCCATTTGCGGACTTTGTATGAATCCACGATTTGGACCACATTGAATGAAACGTGGTATTCCGGCATTGTTATTTCTCTGTTACACATAGTTCGGCGTATTCTAAAATTCCATCAAAACGAAATCCACCATACGGATGCATCAGATACTGATTATCAATTTCCGACAAAGTATATCCGCGATAAATGTTTTCGGCACGTTCATATATCTTGTTAATGGTTATCCGGCCATCGGTCAAATGCCATCCTGTCCGACCGTTTAAGACACGCAAGATTTCGGCTTTCAGTTTCTCCGTATTCCGGTTTGTTAGGGAATTATATACCCGTTTCAAATCGAACCAAACAATTAAAGAGAATGGCGCGGTAAGTTCACGCGCCCACGGGCCGGCATCAATCGTTTGCGGGTCCTCTATTTCGAAGAATGCAAAATTGCCAATCTTCGAATCGGGGGATACCTCAATATAATCGTTTTCGCCGTGGCCGCGCCACCCACCACAATAGACGTTCGGCGTTATGATGCGTTTGCCGTTCATCATCTTGGTAAGACGTTGTGACCGTCCGAATGCCGCGTCCATCCATTTTATTTCATTAACCAATCCATTTTGGATTTCTCCAATTACCCGGTCCAACATAACAGGATTGGCGATTACGGGTGCATTTGTATTGCTCATATGTAAAGTCTTTGTCTTAATTCATCCATAAGTTCATCGTATGCGCCGCGTTCGACAAACACGACCATCCAATTCGACATCATCAGACCAAACGTTTCTATACCGTATTTGTCCACGATGTTCTTGGAATAACCGGTTGTACCTACGATTCCCACGGTATCGGCCAAGAATTGTACGCCCAATTCATCGTGAAACCGGCCGTTGATGTATAAGTTCGGCGCATCCGGGTTTCTATCTACCGAATACGGGTAACTTATTCCATCCTGTTTCCACGCGGAATATCGCCGGGCCGATTCGATTGAATGGAAATATCCGGATGGTTTCAAATCTTCTGAATAGTATGGCCGGATTTCTGCGCCGGAACTTGCCAAACCCCGAAACAATTGGTCCCTCTGCAAGTCCAATATATCATCCGGATGTTGAATAACCACATCCCGGATGATTTCGCCGGTCTTTAACCCATCATTGACACTTGCCACCCGTGCCCGCAAGTCGTTTAATATTCCCATTTCTTCGTTTTGGCCATTTTTCGGGCGTTTTTCGGGCGTTTCGCCAAAAATATAGGTAATCTATCATTTTTGACGGGAACGCCCCTTATACGCCATTTTTCACAAAAATTACGGGGTAAAATCTTTTCCGTTGATTTTTACGTTGTAAATGGTTTCATCCATCGTGGTTAAAATCATATTCCCAAACGCGGAAATAACGCCTGCCATCCGTTGTTCGCCATAAACCGGGCCGCCGTCGTTTCCGAAATTGTCGCGTACCTCAAATTCAATTTTCATATCCTTAAATAATTATTTGTTAAACTGTGCGATATTTCACGCCGTGGTTATTGCATTGCAGGCATATACGGTCCAATCCCCGCGTATCCAACGATAACGCCCTGTATGCCTGTTTCAGTTCATAGCCCAATCCGGCGGCCCGGCCCTGTGGTGCGCCATCCAATTCATACAACAGTTCATCCCGGGTCACATTCACTTGATTTCGGTTTACTCTTACATCCGGATTCATCGCAATCGTGCGCAGGACATTCGCCGCCACCTGTCTTTGGATGACCGTGGCAAAGATAGCGCGTTGCGATATGATGAAATCGGTAAGGTCGCACCCAACGGATATTTCCACGTTCATTCCGTAGTTCATCGTGTTGGTATAGCCGATTTGGCCAATATCGAACATCTCCGGATAATCAGCAAAGTCCGCCGGGGCCTTGATGCCGAACGGGGACACCTGCAAATACTTGGTCATCTGCCGCCACGATTCGATAGAACCGCCAAGACACGTTTGGCAAGGTTCAACGGACCAATCCTTTGAAACGTTCAATGCCTGCATCCCGGCCGGCAATTCATTCTGATTGTAGCACAGGAACCACGCGCCGCCGGCATCGTTTCCGTCCCCATCCGTCCCGGGGATATACGGCAAATAAATCGGTTCTTCCGGGGTAAACCATTGGAAACCACCATTGGTGTTCGTAAAGTTCAATTCAATTACCCGCATCGGCGCGACTTGGGATGAATGGAACAGATACAATTTAACTTTGCCCGTTCCGCCTACCATCTGCAACCCGATTCTTTCAATCTTGGTAGTGACACCCATTGACCGAACCGGCACTATTTCAAAACCGACAATCTTTCCCGTGGGGTCAATGGTCGCTTGCAGACGTGCGGCCCCATCGAAGAACGTGCGCCGTTCCAATAGATTCCGGGTTTCCTGTTGCAATTCTTTGTCTTGCAAAAAATTCTGCACCGTGGTATTGATTCCGTTAATGGTCAATTGACGCACGAAATCGGACACCATATTGTACACTACCCACGGGCTTTCGCCGCCGAAATCATTGTTGAAATCTTGGTTGAAATCGGATTTTTTCGGTTCCTGTCCGACATTATCGTGGTTTGCAATCCACAGGATGTTATCGTGCCGGACTTTCATTCCAACCTTATAATGGCGTATTTCATTCCATTCCGGATACTGAAACAAATAATCATCCGGCATTATCGCACGGATGTTCGCCAATGTCACAAGCGGGTGTGCGCCTTGGAATGTTAGCCCGCTTTCGCTTTGGCACAACGCCTTGTCAATCTTGTGTTCCGGGTTAAAGTCCTGTTGCCATCCCACAACGTTCATCAGCGCGGTTTGTATGTCTTGCAAACGTATCATTTGAATCGTGTTTTTGATAATGAAAAACGGGGACGGGGTTTATTATTCCCGTCCCCGCGAATTACTTGGATTTATTGTCCGGACTAACTTGCCGCCTGTGTGTACACGGGGTTATCCTGTCTGTTCACAACCTCTACGGGTTGGGCGAAAGGATTGGCCGTGCCGGGGGTCGCAATCTCTACCTTGATGATAGGATTGGCCACGGTGGTCGGGTCACTGTTGTATGCGACAAGGAATGCCACATCAACGGAGAATCCGAAATACTCTTTCACATTGCAAACCATATCGGCGGACGCGGCACCGGCAATACCGGATTGGTCGCCAACGGCGGTATAGTAATGTGAACCCACGGGCAGGTCAATATAAGGCAGACGCACGACATCCCACTCGTGGAAATTCGCACGGGTGCGGCTCAATGCTTCGCGGTCAACGCGGGTCAAAACGCCCACATTGCCATCGGCCACGATGTAACCGGTAGCGAAAACACCAAGTTCATTGACAATATTGTTGGTGTAGTGGAACACCTTATTGTCATACTCCAAACGTTTGTTGACATCATTGTAAATGTCGTGTTCGGCCATCTTGCGAACAAGAGAATCGAAACCGGCACCACCGATGACGTGCAACATTTCCGGATAGGCATTGGCCCGCATCATCGCGTTCATATCGGCCAAGAATTCCATACGGGCATTCCACGGGATTTGAACGGAATTGGAAGATACGGTGTAATACAATGCATCCTTGAACACTTGGGTTTTATTCGCTTCCAATGCGGCAATGGCTTGGATGTCCATTGCAGTTGCCAAAGCGCGGCAAACTTTCTCCATCTTGCGGGCGAAATCGTGTTCGTAACTAATTTCGTTGTTTCTGTACAGTTGGGGAACCATAGTGAAACCAACGGCCAAAGTTACCCAATTGACGGTGTACAATGCGGATGTGTTTTCATCATCAGCAATGACGCAGGAACGCACGTTCGAAACGGTCACATCGCCATCATAGTTGATGACGGGAACCTGTACGGTGTTACCAATGGATTCGAATGCGCGGTCGCGCAAATTGGGATTGATAATGGAATTCGCGGCGTTGGTTTGCTCAATAAAGAAATCCAATGCGCCGTACTCCAACGGGCGGGCCATATTACGGTCAAATTCCGGGTTTTCGACACGCCAATTCTGCAAACGGGTTGCGATAAGTGACATAATGCGTTAATTTTTGATTGTTAATGAATTTGCCGGATTGACCCTTTACCCGGTATTGTTTTTTAAAAACGCCCGCAAAGTATGCACCTTTCGGTTCGCCTTGCGGGCTTATTTTTTATTGAATCGGCAATGCCTTGATAACATCGTGGTTGTCTTTCCACGCCTGTGCCATCGCTTCCTCAAATTCTTTGGAACCATTGATTTTTCCCGCCGCCATCAATTGTCTTGCAATGATTTCGTGGGCTTCATTTTGGGTCCTTGCACCGGATATATCAACGGTTCCGGAACCGCCACCGGTTCCACCCTGTCCGCCTTGCGACCCGGCCCCGGTTTGCTTCCGGCCATCATCTAAAACTCCCATCGTTTTAAGTTCGGCCGCCACAAGTTCGGATGCCGTGTACGGACGCAAGTTGTTTTCCGGGTTTCTTTTCGGTGTTCCGTTCTCCATAAACGCCAACACTTTGCCGCCATTGCCATCATCAATGTATTCGGGGTTCATACCCTTTACTTTGGTAATGGCTTGGTCCAACAGAACGGACGTTACAGACACGGGCAAATCGGCCTTGAATTTGATTCCGGCGGTCGCTTTGGCGAATTCGGAATCAATCTTTGTCGCAAACATCGCTTTGGCGTGTTCCGCTTCGGCATTGTCATACTTGGTTTTCAAGTCCGTAAATTCTTTGGTCACATTTGCCAAATCGGCCTTGGCTTGGTCCAAAGCGCGTTTGGTTTCAGCATCCGCGCCACCCTTGGCAATGACAGATTCCAAACGGGCCTTTTCCTTGGTCAATTCGGAAACTTGGTTTTGCAATTCGGCGGCGTTGCCCGCTTGGCCCTTGATTTCGCCAATAACCCTTTTGGCATAATCAAAGGTTTTTTCGGTTCCATTCTTGGCGATTCCGGATGCGGCCAAAATGTCTGCGTCTAATCCACCATAAATTTCCCCGGTCTTTTTTGCGATTACTGAATTTTCATCGTTGACCGACATTTCAACAATCGCGGCTTTCTGTTCATCAGTCAACCCGGCTAATCCGGTGTTGGCATTTAGTTGTTCGGTTGTAAGTGCCATAATTCTTTCCCTTTGAATTTTTGGTTAATGCCTTTCAATCATAACGCCCAACGGGGTATTTATGCGGAAATCGTTTCCTGTGCGGTTACGGTCTGCAAGGTTGCGCCGCCAAACACAAAGGTGTAGGTGCGGGTCGTGCTTACATCCGCAAAGGTCGCGGCGATACATTCGGATACGCCGGCGGCTGAACGTTGGGCCACTTGGAAAATGGTTCCGCGCTTGAAATACCCAATCAGTTCGGCCTTTTGGTCATCTGTGAAAGTTCCCAATGTGGTTACGTCCACATAGATAATGTCCTGTTGTGCAATCATAATTGTAAGATGTTAATTGTTACTTTTCTTTTGTTTCTTTTGCAGGCCGGCCGGGCTTCTTCTCCATTTCGGCCATCTTCTTTTCGACTGCGGCCGCAACGGCGGCATCGAATTTCTCTTTTTCTGCCTTGGCCTGTTCCTTGGCCCGTTCGGCCGCCTTGGCCTGTTCTTCCTTAATCCATACGTTCGGGTCGTGCAAAATGGTTACGGTGTAACCTTGTTTTTTCAGACTTGACAAAACGTGTGTTTCGAACATCTTTTTGCCAAACTTTTGAACACGGGGCCTTGAAAGCCGTGCGCCTGTTTTCGGGTCGAATTGTACGACCTCAATGATTGCGTGATACGACCGTTCTTCGCCTTGGGGAACAATGTAATTGTCCGCCGTTAGTTTCTCAATCGGGGTATCGCGCCCGTCTTTTGTCAACATCGCTTAATGGTATTTATTGGTTATACTTGGGCCTGTACCGGGGTCTGTTCATCGGCATAACGCCGGAATTCGGCCATAATAATCTCAATCTTCCTTGTGTACGGTATCGCTTCGCCAAAGTCCACGATATTGGTGTTCTCGCGTTCAAACCGCCGTACAAAGTTAGGAAAATTTAGTTTAATGCGTAAATCCTGTTCGGAAACAAGATTTTTTGCAAACAGTTCGTTAACCTCTTGCCGGGACAAATGCCGGAATGGTTCAAGTTCGGACAATACACGCATTCGGCGCAATTGCATCGGGTCATTCCTATATTCCGTTTCCAAAATACGATTCTGCATCATATCCAATTCGGATTCTGCCGCGCCGGCTTCCTTGGCCGCCTTATACTGTTGGCGCAATTCATCGGCTGAATATAGGTAAAACTCTGTGCCATAGTTGATTTTGGCCGCAATGAAATATTTGCCGTAACGCAAGCGACATACCGTTTCATCCACCCATTGTTGTGCCGCTTCGAAGCCCTTTTTAACACGGTTCAAAACCGTGGTAACACTTTCGAAATTGGCCCGGACCTGTTGTTCGTTGAATGCATCCCGATTGGTTACGATTTCATCCTGTCCGACCACGGCCGTAATGATTTCTTCGCGCAACCTCTTTTGTTCTTCCACGTTATAATCCAATGCATTCCGGTCAACGGTCAGCATCTGTACGGGATTACGCAAATCGGGTTGGTTTTCATCGGCGGATGGTACGGGTATTTCCACAAAGGAACCGGCACCGACTATCCGTTTATTGCCGCATTTGGGACACCGCATCAGCAAACCGGCCATATCAAGCCGGTAATGGCCTTGTTTGTCACGGAGAAAACCGCCATCGCAATAATCCCCATTTTCAGCATTGGTAAAGTCGCAACTCTGTTCGTATCCGGACAGAATGGGATATGCGCCCATCAAGTCCAATTGCCGTTTAGATATGTGGAAGAATTCGAACCAATCCAATGATTCAAGTTCGGCGGATAACGGAGATGCTTTCACATCCGGTTCATCCAACGAAATAGGTTCATTCCAAAAGAATCGCGCCGGGCAATAGCCCAAATCGTGCGCGGCTTCAATCTTGGGTTCTCCCTTTATCGTTCCCGTGTGTTTGACATCATCCCATACCCGGTATGTTTCATCATCCAAAACGACAATTTCATCCCGGCGGCGGAATACGATAAAGTCCATTTGGCCCGTGGTCGGGTCCGCCTTGTATGTTATAACGTCATCTATCGGAAGCCAATAAAAATACGGTTCGGGTAGTTCGGTTTTCTGTTCCCGGGGGACATCCACAATCAGAACGGAATTGATTTCCGATTTGAAGAATTCCCATCCTTTCGTGGCCCATACATCGGGTTCATTCAACTTGGCTAAACGGTATTGTTCCCAATCATCGCGTTGCGCCGAATTGGCGAATTGATAATTGAACGCCGGGTTTCTTCCGTCAAATATCCGGCTTAATTTGTCAAAGCAAATTTCCGTTATTTCATTGGTTTTAATGGGATAACGGAAAAGTGCTTTGAACAAAACGAATTTGTCGTGTGGCAAGATGTTTTCAGCCATCGCCAAAAATTGGGTCAATGGCAAAGAAATATACGGTGCATTGAAAGACGTAACCCGCTTGACCGTGTGAAACTTGATGCGCATTTGGTGCAGTTTCGCACGACCCAAGACGGCGGACATCTTATTTTCCGCAATCTTCTTTCTTATCTCGCCTACGTTGTAACCCATTGTTCACAAATTCGAATTTACTATTATCCGGCAAATGCCATCCGCCATTTCGCGGCATCCGCAACAATCTTTCCGCGTGCGACATTTCAAAGTCGCTGGTAACGCCGTTAGCAACCAACGTTACCGTGGTTGTTTTCGCGTTCATATTAGGAAGATGCGGGGACCAAATCGGTCAACGGGTTAAAGTCATCCGGGGTAATGATGGCCAAGTTATCGGAATAGTTATCCGGATACATCCAAGAAATCGCGTTGGAATCCTTGGCATCAAAGTTCCCGTGTATCTTCGAACCGATGAACAAAGAGTGAATCGGAATAGGACGGTACGTTGTGGGGGTCGTGGGGTCCTGCAATGCTTCAATCTTCCCGTTTTCATCGAACAGGAATACGCCAAGATTTCCGGCGGCGGCTTCGCATTGCAATTCTTTCATAATCTTTATGACAGATTGCGGCACAGAACGCAGTAAACCGTCAAATTGAACGGGGTTGCCACCCAATACGGTAGCGATTCCACCCAAATCATCATTGCCACCACTTGAACGGCGGGCATCGCCACCGGAATCGGCAGGTGCGTTGATGTAGGGAGAAACAACGATTTTTGTTCCATTCGCGGCCGCCAACAATGCGGTCCACGTCGCCAATTTGGTAATGGTCGGGGCCAACGGCGTGCCGCTTCCGGCCATCTCATTCACGGTTCCGTCCGCTTGGCGCAGACGTTGGAATGCAACTTTTTGAATTTGGCCGAAATTCTCCGGGCAAGATACAACGGGAATGGTTGAAATTGCGGTTGCGGCCGGGCATTGACAAATCAAAGACATAATTAGTTTGTTTTTAGTTGTTATACATTCAACGGCTTACCCTTGGCCGCTTTCTTCGGCAAATGTAGTTATTTTTTTGAAAAATCGCGTTAAATCGCCTTTTAAACAAAAAATGTACATCGCATCATCTTTTTGGTATAATCGCCTTAAATGGCCTTATTTCGGCTTTAATGGATGTGGACACCCCGATTTGCTGAATTATATGGCCTTGTGTTCCCATCGGCTATTTCCTTTTCATAAATTCCTGTCAATCCATCCGCGTCGTCGTCGTGTGGGTTCGCGGCGAATTTCCGTAAAAAACCCGTTATGTGTTTATGTACATCCGGGAAACGCGTTTCCCACCCAAACGGCATTATTATATGTTGATTCACGAACGGGGCATTTGTAACAATACGCGATTCTTTGTTGTCGCTTTGGTAAAACGGAACAGTCAACGCACGTACCTTTTTTTTCACAACCTTTTCAAATTGGGAACCGCCATTATTTGATTCTATCCACGCCTTTTGAACGTTGTTTACGTTAATCAGCCGTGGAACGGTCACGGTTGTAACCTCTGTTGATTCATCGGTAAATTCCATATCAGTAATTAGCGCAAATAACAACGGTTCCATCCGGTGTTTCGATTCATTCCAAATTTGGTTTTCGGACCTGTAAATGTCATAAGACGCGGCAAACAAAAGGTCGTCGCCCTCATCCGCAACATCCACGTAACACCCGGAACGGATATATTGGCCCCAATCCTGTTTTTCGACCCACGTTTTGAACGGTTGGTACAAATACGCCGTGGCGTCCCCGGGATTACCTTGGTACAAACATTGGAAACCCAACGGGTCCAATTGCTTTTGTTGCAACAGACGTTCCAACGAATGGCGTTTGGGCCACAATGGTTGACCGGGTTCCCGTTCGTCAATTTCCGTGGCATTCCCGGTCTTTATTGCTTCAAAGTTGACCAACACCCACGCGCCCGACGGGATGTTATCGAAATCCGCCCATTTTTCGGCGAACACAACTTTTTCCGATTCAATGATTTTGCCAATGATGTCGTCCGGATTCCATCGGGTAAACACGACCAATTGTTGGGAATCGTTATGCAATCGGGTTTGCGCAACCTTTGTGAACCATTCCCACGCGGCTGCCCGGATTATCGGGCTATTCGCTTCCGCCGAATCTTTGTACAAATCATCGTATATCATTACGTCCACGGTCTTGGACGTCAACGAACCGCCCCGGCCAACCACGCGCAACGAACCGGTATGCCCGACGATTTCGAACACGTCCGAATTGCGCAAATAATTGTTGGCAACTGTAACCACGTTCGACCCGTTTAATTGGGTATCCGGGAATATGGCCCGGTATGCGTCGCAATCAATCAGTCGTTGCACGTCGCGGTTGAAATCCTTGGCAATGGTTGCGGCATACGAACAAATGCAAATTTTCAAATCCGGGTACAATCCCAACATATCGGCCGGTAAAAAACGGCTTGAACCTTGGGATTTGCCGTGTTGCGGCGGGGCCTGTATGATTAGTTTTTGAATTTTGCGTTTGGCGAACATATCCAACACCCGGTAATACGCTTTATGGAACGGCGTTGGGTCAAACTTGGAATCCATATATTGCGCAAACCACAACAGGTTACGCCGTGCGCCCTCTTGTAAAAACAATTCCGGGTGTTCGGCCAATGTGCGCGTTATATGCATCGTGTTAACGTCCATCCGTCAAATCTAATTTCAATACCGAATTCCCATTTTCATCCGTGTAATCGAACACGAATCCGTGCCGTTTATACCATTCAATTGGCCAATCGTGCGGGTTTGCCCGAAGATATAAGATTTTGGCACGCATAACAACTTGCGCCCTCTGTATGGCGTAATATAACAATTCATTCCCGTAGCCACGTCCACGATACGCCGGGACTATGGAAACATCAGATAGCCACGCCACGGACATATCATTGTTTTCGATGCTTACTTTACATATGGCCACGCCTTGCCCGGCTATTATCGTTTCACTTATTCCCCACCACCATTCGTTATGATGGATTATCGGATTCTTGTTTGTCCCTATCTTGTTAATTTCGTTCTGTCCCATAATCAACTGTCAATTCCAACATTAGTCAAATCCGGCCATCGTGTATTCATAAACGCAATGACTGATTCCACAACCTTATTATATCTTTCTTCGGACAAATGCCCAAGATGCAACACGATTACATCTTCATCCGCATTTTGCGGTCCATCTGTGCGCCCAAAACCGGCCATACTATTAACCCAATATCATCAGTATTAAAATTGCCAAGAATAGGCCAATTAAGCCGCCTATAATTGAATAAACGAATAATCCAAGCAAGAAATAAAATGGATTCTCTTTCGGGTCCCTATTTTCCATTTATCGCGTCAATAACCTGTGCCAATAGATTATCCGGTACATTCTCCAATGTCACGGCCTGTTTCGCTTCGGTTTCAATCTTCCCGGACAGTTCGTTATTTACCCTGTTCTGCCAATGTTCCGGGTCGCGGTTGCACAAGGCAAAGATAATGGCCGTGGGATTCGGTGCCGCTTTCTTGTGGACGGTCTTTTTCTTGACCTCTACCATTTTGCCGGCTTTATCCAATGCATATTCGGTCGTGGTTTCATCCCATTCATATCCGCATACCAATTCAACCAATGAACGTTTACAACTTGTAACCAAATGGGAATCGTACCATTCTTGGTATTCGGCTTCGGCTTTTTTAACCTTATCTGAAAAATCCGAATCGTCCCGCAGATGCCGGTAAAACGAATCGTGCCCAACTCTTGCGGCCGTAAACGCATCTTTGTACGATTTGCCGGCGGCAATGGCCTTGCACATTATTTCGACTTTTGCATCCGTCCATTGTGGTTTCCGGCCTTTCTTTTTGGGTTCGGCCTGTACGATTGTCCCATTATCTTTTGCCATAACTCAATGATTTTTTGCAAAGTTAGTGAAATTCTTTAATACGGATAATCCCGGATGATTTATCGGCATCCGGGAATAGGTTTATTCATAACGTATCCGGTCAATGGAAATACACGCCGAATCGTTTGGATTCACGGGCCATTTAGTGCGTTGGCAATAACCCATTCCGAAACGGATTCGAATGCATTTCGTGCAATGCCGGCATTTTAGGTTAGTTAATTCTTCCGGATTATTCGTTTCCATCCTGTTCGATTTTAGGGATGAATGCCGCATCCTTGCACGGTTCCGAATAAAACCGGATGCGGATGAATAATGATGTCCGTTCGGGCATATCTTTTATGCTTATCAGACGTTTACCTGTGCGGCCCTCAATCGCATCCATTATTGCGAAGATATATTCCGGGTTATTATGGTCACGGTAATTCGCTTCGATGAAATAATGATTTCCGCCATTCTTGGGTTCGCACTCTATTCCGGTAAGCGATTCCACCATTTTGCACAATTCGGCATCAAATGGCGTTAACTTGGATTTCCACGCATCTTTCATAATCCTATCGGTTTAGTTTGGACTTAACTATTTTCCACCCATCCGCGCCCATCGCCACATTCTGCGGATATATGGTTATGTCATCTTTTGGCACAATTAGGTTATATAAGCCCAATTGGCCCTTTACAGGCATTTCCACCACACGGCGCGGGTTGCGCATCAACCACCCCCATCCGGCCTTTGGCCTGTCCTGTTCCGGGATGCACGTTGCGGCCCAATCTTCGGCGGTAAACTCCGCGACCGGCTTGGTGCCATACAGTTCAACGAATCCGCACGTCACGCCGGACATATGTGCGGGCAATTCGGGCTTCGCGGAAGAACATATCAATATGTCGCCACGGTAGTTGATATTCCGGGTGCGTACCTCAATGGTTTTTTCCGCTTGGAATGCCCCGGATTCATCCCGGGACACAACACGGGTCAATAGGTCTGCATAAGGTTGTTTTACGCATAATGCCTTGACCATATCGTGTTGGTCCGGGTTATAATCCTTTCTGTCTATTTGCATAATGATTAGATGTTATCCGGCATATCGTTACCGGGAGTGTACAAACCTCCACTATAATCGGGAGTGGGGGCCGGGGCCTGTTCGCGCTTCTGCCCGCCCAACAATTCCAATTCATCCACGATGATTTCAGTAATATAACGGGTTTGGCCGCTATTGTCTTGATATTCCCGGGTGCGTATCTTTCCCACTATTAAAAGCGGGGTTCCTTTCTTGACATATTGTTCGCAAACACCGGCCAATCCGGGATTCTTGACAACAATGTTATGCCAATCTGTCACATCGGGGATTTCCTTACCGTCCCGGGTAGTAAATCCGCGTTCAGTTGTAGCCAAAGTAAATTGGGCAACTCTGCCGCCATTGTCAAAATTGGTAATCTTGGGGTCCTGTCCCACGTTACCTTTCAAAATAACCTTGTTCATTGTTATAGTAAATTAATTTGTTCAATAATTATCTCTTTATTACTGCGAAATGGGCTGAAATTAAACCATTTGATTATGGTTGTATTAATTCCATCACTATCGGGATTTTCAACATCCATCAGACCTTGAAATTCTTTTTTGTATCCATTTTCGTGGAATCCATATCCCTTAACAAAATAGGTTTTCATCGTTGCCTTTAATCATCAAATTTTACGCCTTGCAATAAATATCTGTTCTTTTCTTCGGACCATCCGGCCGCCTTATTCAATCTTCGCTTATCAGCATCGTTTACGAATTCCACCCAAATGCCACCGGTTGCGCCCTCTGTTATAGTCCGGACCAATCGCCCGATTAGGTATTTCCGGAATCTGTAATATTCGCTTTGTGGGTCCAATTCAATAATTCGTTTCGTTCCTTTTGGATGCGGAATCTTCGGAACACGGCCGTTGCGCTTGAAATTCGCTTCTGCGAAATCCTTTCGGATAGAACGCCGGACCAATTCTTCAAAATCTTTCATCCTTGGTCATATGTATCCGGTTTTACTACGGACAAATGAACGGGTTGCAATGGTTGGTGGAATGTTAACATTGATAACCATATTTTTCCCGTTTCCTGTACCATTTCAATTTCTGCCGGGGACATTTCCCAACACGTTATTATCTGCCCGGATGGGCCGGGAACCTGTTGTGCCGGCAACGGTTGATATTCGGGTTGTTCCGCGCCATAGACCACGTTTGCGCCCTTGAATTTAATTGGTTCCATAGTGTATTGTTATTGTAATTGTTTCAGAATCCAATGCCGGCGCAATCAATGGCCATAACATTTGTTCCATATATTTCCCGACATCATCCCGACTTTTACATTCCACGGTTTCAATTCCGTTGAAGAATGTAAATGTCCCGGGTTTCGCGCCGGCTTTGATTGTCGCTTTACTTGACATATCTATATTCGTTTTTCAATTGTTCAATAGTCATCTGATTCTTCCGGTATATCCGCATACTTTCTTGATTCCCATTTTCCCATTTATTGTGCATTTCAAAACATAGAATATTCACATTTCGCGGGTCGTGGGCCATCTCCGGATGTCCGCCACGGGTCAATATGTGGGAAACATACACGGATGAATAATGATGCAATGGTCGCATTGTTTCTTCGCATCTGTGCGGGTAGTGTTCCCAACACCATCGGTAAAACCGTTCATTTTCTTCCGGGGTATGCCCTGTTCCGAACAATTCCCGTTGTATTGATACCCGCAAATGGATTTCAAGCGGAAAACGTGGGTCAATCAACGGTTCATACCCACGCGACCGGGCATAATCGTATAATTCACGGGTATCAATTACAAACGGTTCCATTGAATTACATATTATCCGGCAAATCATCCGGGTTATCTTCGGTTGACGGGGCCGGTTCCCCATTGTCCCCAAATAGGGATAATTGGGCCTGTTTGCCACAGAAAAGGAATTGGTAAACCTCTGCCTTGATGGCCGTGGTTATCGCTTCCAATTCTTCTTCGAAACCGAATGATATTTGTGCCATCTTGATACGCGGCGTATTAATGCAGGTTTTCAAACCATTCGGAGTTTCAAAGACCGATGTAATTACTACGCCGGTATTGTCATCCGAACCGGACCACGATACACCCCGCACATCAATCTTTGCAATCAGTTCGTTTGCATACATCCGGGCTGATACTTTGGCCTTTTCAGACAAACCCATTTCTTCGGTATCCAACATTGACAGGAAAGATGTAATGTTGAATACGCGCCCGACAATGTTTCGCAAATCTTCGAACAAACCACGCAAATCCGGGTGGATGTCACGATTGACGGTTGCTTTGTAATCAGTCACGGACGGTTCATCGCCAATGGTTTCCGTCACTTGATATTCGGCATACAGGCCGCCATTAGGATTCAATTTGACCTTGGAAAGATTAAAGTTCTTTTCGTTCGGGGTCTTGATTTCTTTTTCCATTCTCTTTTGGTTTATGATTCTGCCGGTTCCGCCGGCCCGGGGTCTAAAAATTCCATTGCAACATCAATCAGTTTTAACACATCTTCAAGTACGGCAATTTGCGCTTGCGACACAGTTGAATCCTTCTTTGCGTGTTTCAACCAATTGTTTACATACTCCCGCGTCAATGCCGGGGTATTATGAAAAGTCAGTATCTTTTGCATATTCTTCCATTCTTTGTATTAGTTTACTTATCCGTTCGATTCGGGCATTCCGCAAAGTGACCAATGTATTCAAATACAATTCACGTTCTGCATCTATTGCCCCCCCCTCAATTTGGTGTAATTCAATCAATTGACGTTTGCCGTGATTCATTCGACTACGAATGCGGCCACGATTTTTTGAAAGACCACGGATGACTTCATCCAATTCTTTCCTGTCAAGTTCAATTTGCATATTAAAATTCATTTTGTTCCAACAGTTCGGCCACGGCATCTGTTATTTTTGCCAAATCTTCGATTTCCGGGGCTTTCGCCGTTTGGACGGGTAATTTATCATCTTTTTCTTTTACGGCCCTAATTTGGCCGTTTCTCGCGTTTTTTGGATTTTCCGGATTACTTTGAATCAAGTATCGCCGTTTCTCCGTTGCGCTTGTTCCCAATGAATGTTCCGTAATTCATACTGTTCCATTGGTGCAACGCCTTGTTAAAGTCATACATTGTTGTACGCCATCCGTTTCCCACAATCGTGAAACTTTCGTAGTCGCTTGGTTTAATCGTTCGCATTTATTAAAGTGTTTTGGGGTCCTCTATGTAAATATTCAAGTTTTCGGCGGCATATTGTTTCAGCCATTCCAAAAAGTCCGACATCTGCGATTTGGATAATTGGCGACCTATTGTTAGCCGGTTCCCATCATATTGGAAATCTCCCGGGTATTGTTCAATCAACCATTTATCGACCCTTTCTTCGGACATCCGGGTCCCTTGTTCATATAGGGATGCGGACACGGCCGGAACAACATAATTGTAATAATATGCCTGTTGCAGTTTGCTTGACCCGGGGGCCGCCGCTTCAATATGGACAATCAACCGTTCGCCCTTGTGTTGCACACAAAATGCATTTATCCGGTCCATTGGCAAACGCATCCGGCCATCATTCCCAACCAATCCCGCTTCGCTAATCTTGTCCGTTTTCATCGTACCAATATTCGGTTATCCACGTTGTGCCGCCATATCGCGTTGTTACTTTGACATCCTGTCGTTTCAGCACGATACCTGTGCGGTATTCGATTAGTTTAACGATACCCGACAAACGGGTAAATCCGAATTCTTTGATTGCCTGCCACGCCCGGATGGTTGTGCCGGGATTTGTTTGCAGATAATACAAAATCGTTTCCCATTGGGTTTTCAGTTCTGAACCGTCCGCCCTGTGTCCATAAATAGCCATAATTAATTGTTGTTAGTTTTTGGTATTAGTTCATTTTCAAGTTCCGGGAATTCTTCGCAAACAATCTGCGCCACGGTAAGACTGTATGCCTGTCCGCCCAATTGGGCAATGTATTGGCGTTCCGCCACCGGCCGTTTGGATACCCGGGCCACAATCTTCATATACTCCCCGGCAAATTCATCCACGGACATATTAATTACCCGGTCAATCGGATGCGCCGGCAACTTATACCCTTTGGCCCCGCCCATCTTGCGCATCGCTTCGTATGATTCACGGATGGCCTGTCGGTCCGTTTTTTGCGCTTCCATATAGGCCGCAAGATTGTCCCGGAAACGTTGGGTAGCGACCAAATCGCCGACCGTCATCCCTTGTAACGCCTTACACTTGCGTATCTTGTTTGCTATCTCCGCTTTCATTTTCCATTTCTTCTATAACCTCATTAGCAATTTCCATTGCTTTCTTCATTGCATCCGTATATCCGGCCAAATAAGAATTGACATTGGATATGATAATTAGGATAACCAACGAAATCAATAATAACACTTTCATCGTTCGGTATATTCTTCAATCATCATTTCGGTTTGGCCGCGTTGTACCTGTTCGATGAATCCTTGGAATCCGTTTCGCTTGGCAATATCAATGATTGTTTCCAATCGCTTTTGGCCCAATGATTCGCCACGGGCAATACGGAACACTTTGACTTTGGGATTGGAAGCAATGACCAATTTTGCCGCCGTTTCCATTATCTGCGAATCAGATACCTTACCGGGAACGAATGGAACACCATTCAATTCCAACCCATCATCCGTAAAAGTCAAGCCCTCAATGGGTAATTCGGCGTTGGAAATCAAGCACGCACGTTCTGAACCCAATTCGGCAATTTTGTTATCCATCTGTTCGGCCTTGGCCTTGAATGAATCCAATTGGGCTTTCTTTTCCTTATACTGTTCAACCAAAGCGAATTTCTTATTGTGCGCGTCTGCCTGTTCAAGCATTTGCGGCACATCGGTATTCTCCGGGTTATTGGCTTCATACTTGGCCAACCATTGTTCGCAATTTGACTTTCGGTCGGCAAAATCCTTGCGTTGGGCTTCAATGGCCGCAATGTTTTCATTCAACACGGCGTCAATCTTGGCGGCCGCATCCTTTTGGTCGGCCAACGCCTGTTCGTATGCGGCTTTGGCGGCCGCAACCCTATCGGCATAAACCTTGGCGGTTTCGGCGGCCTTGGCTTTTTCCGCTTCAATGCGTCCGGGGATGGCGGCTAACTGTTCCGTCCTCTGTGCCAATGTGGCGCGGACCGTCTTTGCCTTTTCTATCAAAGCCGCGTTTGTCTGTTGCTTCGCAAGCAAATCGGAAATATCAATGGGCCTGGCGTATTTCTCCACATCCCCCGGTTCCATCCGGCCGGTCAATGTGGATACCAATGTTTCGAATGACTTTACGTCCCGGTTAACATCGGTGCGTTCTGCTTTCAGTCCGGCCACCTCTGCATCAATCGCGTCAATACGTTCCCGGACAGACGGGGCCAATAATGCCTTGACCACGGCAATCTGTTTGCGGCGGCCATCTGCCGTTTCGGACCAACGCGAGAATTCCACGGCATCGAAATCTTGGTATCCAAAGATGCGTTGCAACATCGAAACATTGTCCGTGGACATACCCGTAGTTTTCTGTTTAATGGTCAATGTCCCACGGGGGTTTTTCTCCGTGAATGACAAGGACACATCGAATTCTTCCCCATCATCCCCAACTATCATTTTGGCAAAGCCCTTTGATGCGCCGTTACGCAACACATCATCCCTTTGCCCTGTAAGCAAAGCCCCGATGGCCTTTAACAATGTGGACTTACCTAATTCGTTATCGCCCGTAACGAAATATACCGCGCCATTGAATTCGGCTTCGAATTTCTCAATGACTTGGAAATTGAATAATTCTAACTTTTTAATGTACATCGTATCGCATATTGTGGGGCCGGCCGAAACCGGCCCCGGGTTTGTTCTATAACTTGAAATTTGCCATATCAAAGTAACCAACAATGCATTTGTGGCCGCAATTCCACGCGTCCAATATGACACCATCCACACACGCGGCTTCGTGGTTTGCGATAGATACGACATATCGGCCTGTGGGATGCGCTTTGGCGAAATCCAATACGGTCATCCGCTTCTTTCCTTTCTCGGCCTTGCAATGGTTCCATTCCGCGCCGCCCTCAATCAGCCACCGGCGAAATCCGGGACCATCATTCGGCACGTTGAATTCGGCCCGGGCCTTTGCCGTTAGATAGTCGAACGCATCCACCCACGCGCAAGATATGGAATTGGCCAATGCACGAATAGTGCAATCCGCACGGTCCCATTGGAATCCGCGTTTGTCCGCCCAACACGGGTTTGGATTCTCTATCCGGAAATGTGGGCCGGATAAATAATACTTATTGAATTTGTCTGTGTCCATCATAACACTTATTGTTTTTAGTTCCCGGGAATCGGCCCGGTCCGTCATTCATTAACGGTTGCGCCCTCAACAATGGTTAATGTCGAATATCTCCGCGTTTGCGGTCGGCATATTGACATTGCCGGGTTTGCTTTGAAACCTTGGGCGCATAACCGTATTCAAAACAAGGACAAGATGACCGCAGTTCCATTGTTTATCATCTTTGGGTTTAGATGGACGCCGACCTTGCGGTTTTCCATCTTGTCCTTGTACCCGTACCCCCGGCCGGACTTGAACCGGCACCCCATAACAGGACCACATTTTGAGTGTGGCGCGTCTGCCAATTTCGCCACGGGGGTATGTCTTTGTTGCACCGCCACGATTCGAACGTGGATTACCGGAACCAAAATCCGGGGTGTTGCCGTTGCACTACGGCGCAATTGGTCGTTAATATGTTATCTTGCGGGCCGCAACTATCGCAAGGTATTTGCAACGTTCGACAACTTTCGCAGTATTAAAATACCATTTTTTTCCAATATACTCTTTTACATCATCTTCTTCCCATTCGCGGCATCCATTCCCAATTTCCATCAGCGCGGCAAAATCCTTGATGGCCTTATATGCTTTGCGTTCGGCCTTTTCCCGTGCATCCATCAACGCACATTTTTCATCGAACATTACTTGCAATTCTTTCGGGGCCTTGAAAAAAGTATAACCACATTTAGCAAATTCGGCATCAAAAATCCGGCCTTTTTCTTCGTATGCCTGTTCGGCTTCCTGTTGCTTGTTCGCGGCATCCTCAATCTTGGTAATTGCGGCAAAAATTTTGGAAAGTTCTTCAAAAGTAAAATTCGTTTTCATTGTCTTAATCTTTACCGGGAACCCGCCCGGTCGGTGGTGTTGTATCCTCAACCCGCTACAAAGGTAAGCATTTATTTTTAATTTCCAAACATTTCACAATAAATTTTTACACTTTTTCGGGAAATTTCTGCAAATCGCCCTTACAACACCATCGGCCCGGTCAAAATAATTGGGGTGGTTCGATAATTTTGGGTAGCCATTCAACAGTCCCGGCGGCCAATGCACGTTTGAATGCTATATCAGATTCATAATGACATCCGATAATGTGCCAATGCTTATATTTGGCCCTTTGAATTTCGATATACGCAATTCTACTGTCTGCCGGTTTGCGTATCCGGGCCTTTACCTTTGATTCCATATCAAAACAATCTTGGTGTCGGGTCTAACAATCGGGCATTTAGCGCGTCAATCTCTTTTTCCATCTTCCGGGAGAGTTCCAACGCATCAGTATTGCGCAAACGGAACCATCGGTTTTGATTGTGCCGCATCGTGGCAACATACCGGATATATTGCGCGGCCTGTTCGGTAGTTATTTCTTGCAAATTTTCGATTTGCGGGCATTGAACGTCTAACATAATACATTTATCATTTTTTCTTTTCACGGCCCTTATTTGGGCTTATTTTCGCGTTTTTCCGGGGTCGCCCTCTTTTTCGGGTACCTTTTGCGGGTTTCTTTGTAGTTGCTTTGGGTTTCGGAACCGGTTTTGGCTTAACCGGCCTTTGTGGTTCCTCTGCGGCCGCCTTGCACCAAAAGAATAGCGCGGTTCCTGTGCGCCAATAATCCGGGCAAGTTCGGCAGGCCGTGGAATCGGTCATACAGTTCCGGCCATATGGGCATTGCGCCGGGATGGTTGTGAAAATCTTGGTTAGCATATCATTTATTATTGACAAACATAAAATGAAACCCTTTGTGTGCGGGCAATTCGCCACGGCAACATTTGGCAATGTGGGAAAAATCCAAATTCAATTCCCGCCCGGCCGCCTTGCAAGATGCAAAAATATTTCCCGTTTCAATACACATTACAGGTTTCCCGCGTTTCTTGGAACTACGTTCAATTGCGGTTCCATAATTTACGTTATATTTTCCGGTACACCATTCCAAATTTTCAACCCGGTTATCCGTCTTGATTTCGTTTTTATGGTTGATTTGCGGCAACCCGTCCGGGTTCGGAATAAATGCCATTGCAACCAAACGATGTATTTTATATCGTTTCTTATTTAATGAAACTTGAATATACCCGGATTGCGTTTTTTCGACTTTCAATATTCGGACACCGTGTCCGTATTGATTTTTGAATGATTTAACGCGCCCCGTGTTACTGACTTTGTACAAACCATCACATCCGGGAATGTCTTTCCAAATTTCGTTTTGCATATTTGCCGATTTTTAATGACACCGATTGATTAAAAATGCGCGGCAGGGCAATCGGCGTACCTTTTCGACCGGTTAATTACGCCGGTCTATCCGCGCATTGCAAAGATAATAATTTAGAACAATTTTGTGTGTTCTTTAATTGGTAAATTTGCACGAACCCACGACAAATCGTTGACTAAAACTTTTCGCGCAAAGTGCATAATATTTAACGCATCAGCGTTCCATAATGTTACATTGATGGACGGATAATTTTTTTGTGCAAACTCTTTGTAACGGTTTTTCCTTTCCTGTTTCGTTTCTTTAACCCCGTTTCGGCTTGTTATCCTCAACCCCAAATACGACATCCATTTACCGGGATGGACCATTACATATGGAATACCGGATGTTTCGGCCAATGCTTTCAGATGTTCGTAATTGGCCATCATCTTCTGTATCCGGTACATCTTTCCCATATTGGCCCGTGCGCCATCTGCCATAACATCATCCGGGCGGACAGATAGTTTTTCAAGAAACACAATTGGTTTGTAGTTCTCCACATAATACGCAAAGAAATCCCGCAAATCGGTTATATCTTTGGGCATCTTTACCACTTTGACGTTCTGCCCGGGTATGAATATGGCAATGCCGCCGTTGCTTCCCGGGTCAATCCCAATAACGCAGTTTATCGTAATCTTCTGTTCCATTATTCGCCCTTTATATATTCTTCAAATTGTTTTGCAATCGAAATAACCCCGTATTCCGTTTTATTTATAGTAATGCCTTTCATTTTTGCATAATATTCGATGTACTGAAATGCATATTGCAAACATTTAATCCTAATTTCTTTTGTGTCCATCATTCAACCGTTATGTAATCTGTTATTTCAACCCCATCCGCAACCATCTTTTTAAATGCCTGTTTCAACGCCTTTCGCCTTGATAATACATATGCATCATTTTGGATTTCCGGGGCCTTGGGGCCGGCCTGCCGCAATGCTTCCGCATCCCCGATGTAACCTTTGCCGATAAATTGATGAATCGTTCGTTTCAATATTTCATTCTGTTCATCCTCCGTAACCTCAATCTCCGGCGCAAAGCCGCATTCGGCAATAAGATTATAGTACAACATTTCCGCAATCGGGGACATCCGTGGCATATAGCCATTATCCCGGAAGAAATTGAATGCAGTTATGCAATCCCGCCGTATTTCATCACTGTTCTTCTTTTCCGCAACCACGTTGCGGGCCTGTTCCTGCGGCGGCAATGCGTCATTTGCTTTCTTCAACACTTGCGCCCGGCGTTGCTTGTATGCATTCAATACTTTACAAACATATTCGGCGTTGAATTGCTGATAATGTCCCCGGTCGGCCTGTCCATCCCGCCCTTTTGGCAGGTAATCATCCAATTCCCCGGTTATGCACATTTCAAACGCCAAACGGAATTCACGCATTGTCATCGTGCTATAATAACGTTTCAGAATTTCGCAAACACGGAATGTCAAATATTCATATTCCTTGGGGTCTGCATTCCTGTATCCTACGTCTTTGCAAATGAATCGCAAATCCTTGTTCAATTCCGCTAACAATTCGGAATCCACATAACCCGCGATAATCTTATCCGTGGATGCAAGGAATACCGAACGTTCGATAGGTTCAAACGTGTTCATTATCGCCGGCATCTGCGCCATCTGTCGGCGGCGTTCGACCATTGTAGTCGGCTTATATATTGTCAAATCCGCATTCATCATAATCTTCGCAATTAGTCATCTGTGGGTTCTTTATATATCGCTTTTCGCAAAAGTCAAAGAATCGTTCATTTCCATTGTTGTCTTCCTGTTTGAAAATACAATGGGTGCAAGTTTCACATAAATTTTCCATATCAGTCTGCCATTGATTTAAGGTATTCAATCGTATCAGCATCCAAACCGGTATTGTTTGCGCCTATCAGATGCAATTTCCCTTTTTCTTTGTCGCTACGCATCATATTCCGGGCCGTGGCAATCCAATCGCGCTTCTTTGCGCCAATGGATGATGACCAATCCATACAAACGCCGTGATAATAGACAATATCAATCTGCCTGTATTCCGGTGCCGTGAATTCGGCTACAAACTTATCCACATCGAAATAACGGGAATCTTCGAACAAACATATTGGTTCGGATGTCCGGCGCGGCCGGGTAATCGTTACAGGAACAAAACCGTTGTTATCCTCTGTGTCCGGGAATAAACCGCTATCGGCGGCTTCATTTGGTTTATCATTTGGTTTTATATCTGTTCCTTGATTATTATATGATTCGACGTTTTGGTCGCTTCCATTTGACGTTTCGGTCAAATGCATTTGCCCTTTTGGTAAAAACGAATCGCCGAATGCGTACCACGTTGTTCTGTCATATGTTGACGTGTTATAATTGCCGGTAACAATAATGCCACTATCTTCCAATGATTTTAAGATTCGGCGTATCTGCCGGGCAGACCAAAACGGGAAAAGTTTGGTAAATGCATCAATACTATTATATGTCCAAAAACGGCCATCGTGGTAGTGTTTCCCATTTGCTTCATTCTTCCGAATCCAATATGATAAATTGAATATCATAATGGCTTCATCAACGCCATATTTGGCGGCTATTTCTGCGTCAAACTGATATGTCATAATTAATCAATCAAAACAATGTTTAAACCCTCATTATAGACGGAATCAAACCCATCAAAAACCATATCCCGATGTTCCAATTTGAAATCGTGTAACAATCCATCTTCTCCTTTGACAAATATGTCCGGGTCATTATAGTTCGCCACTAATGCGGCCATTTCGGATGCTTTCATATATTTCTGTTCTTCTTGTACTCCATTGACCATCCGTGAATCCTTTATCCGGATTGTTGGATGGCATTATTAGCCAAAAAAATTCCTTGTAATATTCATCTTTTGGGCCACGTTCGTAGAACCTTTCAACCGTTACATCGAAGAAATGCCATATATTTTCACATCTTTGACACTTCCGCCATCCCGGTCTGAATCTATCCATAAATTCGGAAAACCGTTCTTCGCCCTTGATAACCTTGTCAATAAACCGCATAATAATAAACAAGTCGCCCGAACTTTCAAACATAGTTGGCTCTCTATGTCCTACTTATCCGGGCGATAATCTTCTAAACTGACGTGGAGCCAAACACGTTTTCGATGCAAATATAGTTATTTTTCCATTCCCGGCAATAATAATGAAAGATTTTCCGTTGGGGCTATCGCTTTGCGTATATCGCTGATTCGCGTATCATTCGCCACAAGCGATACCACAGGATACCGGGATGAAACGCCGGGTTTATTACTCTTTGCAAATTGTACTGATAAATCAAACACGGTTTGGGTAACGGTCCCGCGCATCATCTGTACGCCATCGAACGAATTGCGGATGTTCTGTATCGAAGATGCCCGGCCCTTTGTACTGAATTGCCATATCCCCACAATCCCCCGGACCGCCGGCACGATGAAACGCAATGTCAATGCAACATCCCAATTATCCGCGCCGCGCTTGGTCGGGTTGTTCTGCGTGACCTGCGCCATAATATCCGGATATTGGGCAATGTCGTATGGCGCATATATCTTACCGTTCCATATTTCAAACGTCCGTCCGTCCCCACGGGCAACCAATGCGCCCTTGTCATCCCGGTATTCGTATCTTTCGTTACAAACTTTCGCCGGGTCATCATCCGGGAAGATAATTTGAATGGTTTGGGGCCTTTCGCCCAATGCCGCCGTGAACATCCCGGCATACTTTCCTGTCGGCCTAAACCAATCAATGGATGTTGGCAACCCACGTTCGTTTTTCATACCGATATGCAACCGGCCGATTTCGGGCAATTCAAGAATGGCCGCATCTGTGTCCGGCCTATATATACGTCCTCCCATATTACAATTCCATTTCTGCGTTCAACAAACTTTCTTCAATGGGCTTCGGTTCGGATGCCGGGGCCTGTTCTGCCGGGCTTTCATCCTTTTCCCACGGTAATTTTTCGTAATTCTCCGATTCCGGGGCCGTATGGGATTCCGATGTAGGATTTATTGGTTCGGTTGGTATATTCGCCTGTACGGGCTTCTTTTCGGCTTGTTTCGATTCTGTCCGGCCCTTTATTAGTTCGGCCAATGAAAGATTCAAAATGTTATCCTCAATCTTACCCTTGTCCAAATCCAATACGCCACGAACCACGGTCATCATATTATCCCGGCTTTCATCCTCTATCGCGGCCAATGCCAACAGATGCGGCAATTTCTTCGCGTTGGGGGAATCTGTTTGGTCTTTCAAATTGTATGTGGGGGACTTGCGCCAATCCTTGGGCGAGAAATTGAACAACCGTTCGACCGGCTTATCCGGATAGTTTACATTCCACATCTCCCGGTACAAATGCAATTGCAATTCGTGTTCTTCGAAAAACCCTTTACGGCCGCTTTTAAAGTCCACGATAGCCGTGAATGTTTTGGCCGTTTTGGGGTCTGTCATAATACACGGCATATCAATACATCCGGCATACTTGTGTTCCGGATGTACCAACCCAATTTCAACCGCCATTGGACGCACGTTGAAATCCTTTACGAACTGCGCAAAGGCCAATACATCCTTGCGGATTTTCACGGCCCATTCATCGAACACTTTTTCCGGCAGGTTTTCACGGAGAATATACGCCGAAAGGACATCCGGCACATCATCGAAATTGTACCGCCTGTTGATTATCAGCGATTCGAATTGACCGTGCATAAACGTTCCGTATGCGGCCGCCAAATCGCGCTTTTCGGTTGCGCCATCTTTGCCATTTTCCAACATCCAATTCAACAGGAATGGGGACATCGGCATAACCTGTTTTAGCAAGGTAGTAACGGACGGGTAGAATTCCGGCATCCCGGATTCGTTGAATCGGTAATAATACCTATGCCCATCTGAATTTAATTGATATAACCTATATGCCGGTTCGCGCAATGCATCAGAATCAAAGAATAATGCTTGCATCATTTCAACCGTCATTCCCGGGTAGATTTCATTGGTCATTCCCGGTTCTGTGTTTATTGTTTCCATTGTATCGCCTATTATGGATTAAACATTTTTGGTCTTGATGTAATCAGCCCAAAATAATACCGCCATCAGCCCGGAAGCCCCGGCCGTTACCCAATGTGCCGGATTCCAAAAGATTGCCACGATGCATAAAACGCACATTACGGTCCAAACGATGGCCCAAAACTTATTGATGAACTTTTCCATTGTCTTATTCATTTGATAGTCCAAAAAGGAAATCGGCCGAACATCCGGTCATTTCACAGATTACCGCGACCCACTCCGGGTCAATACGGGTAGTTTTCCCGGCGCACAAATTGGTCATACATACCTGTCGGCCGGCATCCGTGGAATTGGGCCACAATCGGGCCGCAATATCCTTTTTCAATACTTTGTTGCCCTGTTCTTTGGCGCGGGCTATCGCCTGTTCAATTCGCATCATATCTAATTTGTTTATTGGCCCCGGTTTCCCGGGGCCGGGTGGATTATTCTACAACGATTCGTTCAAGTTTGTGGCCCAATATGTCGGCTATGTTGGAACAGTCATACAGATAGGCCGATTCACTTTGTGTGGTCTGTTCAAATGCCATTTTTTCAAGGTCTGCGGAAATAGCCGCAATTCTGCGCATCATTCGGCGGATGTCGTTGTAATTCTTGTTTGTCATAACTCTTTTCCTTTTCCCGGAACCCGCCGGGTCGGTCGGAACATTTATCGTTCCGGGTGCAAAGATAGGTATTTATTTTTAATTACCAAATGAAATGCAATAATTTTTTATCTACCAAGGTTAATTTTTCGATTTCTTCGATTTTGCGGCCTTATAGCCCAAAGATGATACATTATACCGTTTTTCTCTATAAGGCCCGGAAATGGCCTTTATTTGACCAAATCCGGGATTATCTATTTGTATGCTTCGCCGATGTGTTTATGGATTAAGGTTACAACGGCCCCGGGCTTTTACTTGTGGAATGCACCGCAATATATGGGCTTTGAATCATCAATAAATGATTGGAATGTATCATCATCACACATATAGGGATGCATATACACATAAACATCTGTTTCGCCAAAACGATTTTCGGGCAATTCAAAATAATATACAAAATGATGCCCTTTCATAAAATCGCGTTCCATCTCGCGCATACATTCAACGGCCTTTTCCAATGCCTGTTTTCTCAAATCAATTAATCGGGAATAATCATTTGTTCTTTCTTTCTTAATCCATCCCACGGGCAAATCGAAAATATGAATATTGTAAATCATAACTTTTATATATATGGGGCCGGGCTAATCCCGGTCCCGGTTAATTACTTATTGTTAGAGATTATTTGCATAATATCATATTCTGTCAAATCCGCATATTCCACTCGGTCTTTAAGGACCACCGTAAAATCCTTGGTATAAGATGAAAAATAATATCCGAACCTTTCCGGAATCCACAGTTTATAATTGGCACAAACTATCCACGGCGTATGTCCTTTAACTGTATCCCTTTCGATGCGCATAAGGCCGTTTGTGTTGCGTAGGTTATAATTAGTATATACTCCGTGCCGGTCAACCTCAACAGAATAACCGCATTGTTCGGCCCATCCTTTCACGTTCAATTTGATTTGCTTTCCCATAATGATTGTTATTTGTGGCCCGGGTTGCCCCGGGCCGGGGTAATTAGTATATTTTTTCAATTTTAATAATTTCGGCTTTGGCCTTTTCGTACCAATGTTGGCCACGGTCGCGTTCAACTCTTTTCATCTTTGCGCCCTCAACCCAATATGTCCGGTATTCTTTCCACATATTATTGGATATTGTGACTATTTCAACCGGAAGATTCAAAACCCATTCTACGGCGGCGGTCTTTTCGGCGGCATTCATTTGGGAATAAGATTTGTTAAATACGGAAAGACGGACGGAAGAATAACCCTTTTTGGATTCCTTTGCATAAATGGCGCAATTACCGGTTTCATCGAAAACCATAATGTCGCGGTCGTAAAGGTCAAGGGCCGGGAAACGTGCGGCAATCATTTGTGCAAATTCAGAATTTGATAATGTCTTTTTCATTGTCTTTATCTTTACCGGGAACCGGCCCGGGCCGTTGGATTCATTCCCGAATCCACAGGCAAAGGTACAACTTATTTTTTAATTACCAAAACTTTTCGCATAAATCTTTCACTTTTTTCGTGATTTTTTTTGGTTTGACCCCAAAATCGGCCATAGAACGCCGTATATTTGTGGTGTTAACCATCAAAATTTTTTCGTTATGCCTGTTAGAAAAGTTCCGGGCGGCTACCAATGGGGCCAATCCGGCAAAGTTTACCCCACAAAAGCACAAGCGGAAGCCCAAGGCCGCGCCATTTATGCATCCGGATACCGGGAGAAAGCCCCACAACCGAAAAAGAAATAGGGATTTGCGCCAAATGGCCAAAAATCCCTATCTTTGTGGTGTCTTTTTCCATCGTATCGCCCAACAATGGTATTTGACCGCCGCGCCCGGAGTTCCGGGTGCGGTTTTACTTATCTTAAATTGGGTATCGTCCTTTCGCCGCCGCACGATTCGGCTAATGATACCAATAACCGTTCATTCTCCGCATCTTTTGGGCAAATAACGATGGCTTTCTTGCCCATTGCGTCGAATAGATGATAAACGGGCCGTAATGGATACATCAGTTCATAATGGAATATGTCGCATTGGTATTCAGATTCGAATGCAAAGGCCAATATTTTGCAATCCTCAATGGCTTTGCCATATTCGGCCAATGCTTGCCGGTATTGGTCCATCCGGGTGGTTTTCTCTTTCTTTGCCATCTTATATGATTTTGGGACCGGATTTAACCCGGCCCCGTGTATAACTTATCGTGTCGCAAAGATGTGGCCAAACGCCCGCGTTTCCGCCACGCATAAATTTTCATAAGCAAAGGCCAATGCGGAATCATCAGCACGGTTGCCGAAAAAGATGGGATTTTTGTATGTTTTAATTGCCGAAATCAGATTACTTGCAGTTCTTACCGTCAATTTATCATATTCGGCTGAATAGGTATTACCCATCAATCGGGTAATGTATTCTAATTGTTTGATTGTTGCTTTCATAACAGGTTGTTTTGTGGGCCGGGAACCCCCGGCCCGGGTTTTACTTTGAATAACGGAAAATATCAATGTGGCCCGCGTCAATGTTTTTGCCGATATGATGATAATGGCCATCAGTTGTTACCGAATACCCATCGCGCCAAAGGCCCATACAATGTTTTTCTTTTGCGCGTTCGGCATCTTTCCACGCATTCCAATCGGCGGTTCCATCTGTTTCAGCAAATGGGGCCGTTTCATAAATAACATTCCTTTTCCGGCCGATAATGGCCACAACACGATAAACTTTTGTTTTCATAATGAAATAGGATTTAAGCAACATAGAAAGAAATACGAATACCACGGCGGAGTTTGCAAACGCACACATCATCCATCGTTGCAAATGCCCTGTCCAAAAGACGGTTGACCAAATCAATGTCATCAACCATTTTGAGAAGCCCGGACACACCGACAAGTGTGTTGATTTTCTGTCCATCATACATTCCGGAAACCTTAATCTTGTAGTTGCGGTTGATTTCGCGGGTCGTGTAATTTAATGTTGCCATAACTTTTGTTTTTTATCGGGGGAACCGGCCCCGTCCGTTGGATTCATTTTCGAATCCACAGGCAAAGGTAAGCATTATTTTTTAATTTCCAAAACTTTTGCAATAAATTTTCACGAAAAAAGTTAATTTTCTTGAAAGTCGCGTTTAAAGCACTTATAGACCAAAGATGATACATCGTACCTTTCGATGGCTATAAGGCCCTAAAATCGGCCTTAAAATGCGAAATCGGGTTTTTGATGCGAAAATCCGGCCTGCGTTTCACAACGGGGGCCGGAAGCACTAATACCTATGAAGTGTACTACCTACGGTGCAAATATACGCAAAATGGGCCACGTTTCACAACGGGACCCATCAGAACTATAACTATACGCGATATGAATTGTTTAAGTCGGTGCAAAGATAACAAAACCGGGTCACATTTCACAACGGGACCCGGGCAGATAGATATGAAAAACTTGCTTTTCCTCTTTTAACCTTGCGTGACAAAGATAGTTATTTCTCTATTATGATATGTTCTATTCCTGTAATTTGTGTGTGGGGGTTCTTTGATACGCAATCCAATTGCCGGTCCTTTACTCGTTTGGTTTTCCACAGGAACCCCAAGAATCGTTTATATCTTACTGATTCAGCCAATACCAATGCATCCCTGTTTTGCAATGTCCCGGTAAATTCATCTGCGGTCAATAGTCCGTCAAAGTCGTACCATTCATCCCCGCAATGAACGGCCACGGCCGCAATGGGTATCGTGTCCCGGATAATCATTGTGTCCCGGGGTATGGCCAATAAATCAATGATGGTTTCCGATTGCGCCGTATTGACTGCGGATAAATCCCTGTTCTTTGCTTTTAATTCCCGAATCAATGCGGCATCATTGGCCCGGAATCGTTCATATTCCTTTACAGATAATTCCAACGATAATACGCGGGCCGCATTCAACGAATCCCGGACCCGGTAATGTTCAACGTCCGTAAATAACGATTCGGTATTGTCCCGGTATCTGTCCCGTTCCGCCGCCAATCGCTTGATTCGTGCGTGTTGCGCGACGCATATGAAAAGGATTGCGGCCAATATGACCGCAACCCCCAATTCGATTTTAGTACGAATGCCCATTATTCGCCGTATGTCTTTACATCAGTCGAATTGTAGGCCCAACCGCTTTCCGTGCGGTCATACGACACGGTTTCGCCGTATCCGGCGGCATTGTAGGAAAGGCAGATGCCGCCGCCCTCTGTTGCTTTGTAAGTGACCAAATACAAGTGTTTTTCGGTCCCGGTCACTTTCACGACCTTATCCCCGACGTTCAATGCGTCAAGTTGTGCGGCCGTCAATGCGGTTATGTCTGTAACCTCAATGGGGACAGATGCGCCTGCAAGTTCGGAAAGGATTTCGGCCAATGCGCCACCAATGTCAATCTGATTGCCTTGGCCGGCGATTTTAGCATCAATCAATGCTTGGAGTTGTGTTTGTGTCATAACGTTATGAATTTATGGTTAATAATAGTGCCACATAACATTTTGTGTCAATGTGGGGTCATCATCTGCGTGTATATAAGTTTTTCCAATCCCAATGCGGGTAAAGCCGGCATCCAATAAGGCCCGGACAATGCGCATCCGGTTTTCGTTGGTGTTGCATCGAATATCCACGGCATAACCTTTCGTATGTGCGCCGTTACCGGTACGTCCTTTCTCTTTGTCATATTCAGATGACCGATACGCCGAATTCAACACAAAAGGAATACCGGCTAACTCCCGGGCCGCATCCAAACGGTCCATTGTTCCCTGTTTCATATCTTGCAGGGAACAACGTGGGTTACACGCCTTGAATTCGGATTCCTTGAAATACTTGGCCGTTATCATTGTTCATCTTCCTTTTGGTCCAATGGGCATCCATATCCAACCCTTTCGCAACGTTTTTTCAATCGTTCATCGTTCGCCACGTCCACAGGACAAACAATGTTCGGGTCCTTGAATTTGTGTTTGCAAAAATGGGACTGCATAATGACCGATGATTTTTCCGCCGAATCCAACTTTTCGCGTTCATAATCGGCATTCCGTTCTTCGTAAAACTTTTTTTGTTCCGCCAACAAATCCCGGAACATATCATATGGGGTCTTTTTCTTGTCAACCCACGATTTGATTACGGCCCAAAGGCCGCCGCCGGCCAATACGCCGCCGGCGACCTTGATTATATCGGGCCATATTGATGTTTCCATTGATTACTTGTATTATGATATTGTGAAATCATATACACCCGTGGTGGCATTCCAAACCATAGTGTAGGATGCAATCTTTCCGGCGGTTTTCATTGTTTCAAGCAAATTGACCAATGATTGTTGACCGATTGGTGCAAGTCCCGCCTTGACCGGGTATTGGATGTCCGCCTTGAATGGTGCAGTCTGCGGCACGCCGGACAGGTCCACGCCCTGCGGCTGGATGGTCTGCGTGCCCTGCTCATCCACGGGGGAGACCACCGGCACAGGGTTGTCGAGGACGTAGGTCTGCGGGGTGGCGAGTTCAACCCAAATCTCCATACCCGCAAATAGTGTCCGGGCTTGCTCGGCGGTGGTAGAACTATTGATTTGTGCGGAGTTCTTTATGGATATACCGCCATCCGCCGTAAGACGCACCGTCATATCGTCCTGTTGGTTGGCGTAGATGTGCGTGGTGTCCGTGCCATATCCTACCGTTAACGCATTGCCTTGAACTTTGACCGCATTGCCTAACCCGGTAGAATAGTACACCACATTATACACCGATTGCGTTGTGATGAATTTTGACAGGTCGTCATCCGCCTTTATCGAAACTTTTACCAAGTTCTTCTCCGTGGCTTTCCACAAGCCCTGTTCCACTATCCCCCTGTCGAAGACGGAGCCAACCCCTGCCATACCATCCGGGGTGATGACAACACTCTCGCCCTCTCCGTTCAATTTGCCTGTCATTGTGGTTATGCCCAAAGGCGTGACAACCTTGCGGTACGGCTCATATTGTCCGTTGCGAGGACCGGAGATGTTGATGCAGATGTCGTGCTTGTAGGTGGTGCCGTAGTTTGAATACAGGTTGAAACGCAGGTAGCAACAATTTGCCGGGGTGTTGAAGATTCCCGAACCTGTCAGCGAAGTATAAGATATGTAACCGCCGGCAGCATCGTAGAAAAGCATATCGGCGTAGGTGGAGTTGCTGATATTGGCGTAGTAGGTGGTGCCCGGGGTTACTCTTATCGCATTTACACTCCTAATCCTGTCCGCTGCATCCACCTTTGCGCCGTCAAGTTTGCCGTATGTGCCAACCTCCCACTCCTCATCCCACTGATTCAGCCCGGTTGTCTCCAAAGCCGTCGCGCAGTTGTTCTTGATGACGCCGGTGTTCGGGGCGTAGGATAGGAGAGGGAAAAACGCCTTGAATTGGTCGGCTGTCCAATCCGCCATATTGCCCGCAGTGAGGTCAATAAGATATATATCCTTTGCTACGATGCTCCCGCTTGTGGTGCTTATTTCCAACACAGTTCCGGCCCCGGTTGCCGTAAACACTCCGCTATACTCTGCGTAGGATGTGGTAGCAGTCCCGGATACCGCAATACCCGTAGATTGCACGCCCACACGGACTGCCTCGCCACCACTCGCCCCCTTGATGGATGCGCGGATGATGTACTTGTGACCTGCCACCACTGCGGTGGTCAGATTCTGCCTTGCGCCTGTCAGTGTTCCTGTGGATGTAATCGTACACTCTCCGCTTGCGACTGATATGCTTGCGTTTGCGCTTGCAAACCAATTCGTTGTTCCGTCAGCAAAGTTGCTATTCCTAACTATCTGATTCCACACCACGGACACGCCCTTGATTGCCTGCATAATAGCCGCACCCGTGCCGCCTGCACCTGCCGCCGTGCGCTGAAATAAGAATAGTTGTTCAATCGCATTGGCGGAAAGCACCCCACGCGAACTACCCGCGACAAGTTGGTCGTACACTCCATTGGGCTTTGCGGATTTATTGATTTCATCAAAGATGTCATCTAATGATGTACCACTATCTTGCAGTCGGCCATATTCATCCAATGTGGGGATATTTCCATCCGTAGCCGGTTCTACCCGTGGAATCAATGAATCTAATTCACCACGCAATGTCGATTCATTAAGTTGGTCGTAAAATTCTTCAAAAGATGATATAACCATATTTTGAAGAAAATATGTGCGACCATTAAACGTGTTATTACCATTAAACGTATTGTTTCCACTATATGTATGGTTGCCCGCAAAAATTTCGGAAAATGCAAACAATTCCGATGCGGTCCACGAACTATCCCATTTCAAGATGGTTATACCGTCCTTTACAACCGCGCCGCCAAAGTTTGTATATGTCCCCGCCTGTAATGCGATATAGAAAACTTTTTGGTCCGGCGTTCCGGGATTGGTGGCAGACGTGGCCACGCCCATATACTGATAGCCAAGACCCAATGCATTTATCATTGCAATCAAACTTTCCTGCAAGATTGCACCGGTTATTTCTTCGTTTCCGTTTGTCCGGATGACCGCTTCAATCGCGGCTTTTAAGGTTGCATAATTCATAATTCAATCTGTTAATAAAAATCAATGTTGAAATCGTTGTTGAAATCTTTGCCCATAATGTAGCCCTTTCCGATTTTCTTCGCTACGGTTGCGGTATCGAATTCGGCTTCCACACTTGCGACATCGCCGTTATCTTCCCATTCCGGGGTAATCAGAAAAGTATCAAGATTGTATGTTTGGCCATTCGATTGAATCGTGGCGAAATCCGCCATCCGGATAAACCGCATAACATCCAATAGGTATTCAGACGCGAAGAATTTGAATCGGTAATGCTTTTCGGAAATCTGTTTCGTAGGGAAGAAAAAACCATCCCGGTTTTCGCCCTCTTCTTCGAACGGATATTCCGGTTTCGCAATCGTGGCATCCAAATATAATACATTCTTGAATGTCGGATTTTTATAGACAATCGTGCCGGCCTGCATTGTAAAATCTTCGGTATCATACCATTCGATTTTCAGATATGGCGCGATGTCATTTACTACCGTAAATATTTCAGAATACCATACGTTTGTACCATCGGACAGGACCGCATAATATTGGCCATTATCAAAGGATGTGAATACCGGCAATGCGCCCGGAAATACGATAACATCATACCCGAACGTTGAAAAGTCCTTAACAGTTAATCCCGCATCGGTTATTTCCTGCGTAAAATCCCCGACCAAATCGCCATCTTTCGTGTAAATACGGAAATACGAAAATGTCACGGTTGCAGAATGGGGCCGAATGATTTGAAACGGCAACATAAACATTGCCGGTGTAAACAATGGATAAACACGGCCATATATCCACCAACGGCGGGCGTTCTGTTGGTCAATGGACGTGTACCACGGCAATATGCTTAAATTGTTATTCGGGTTCATAACTTAATGTTGTATCGGCGTTTCTTGATGACAAATTTACAGACATTTTTTCAATTGTCCCGTTACCAAGTTCTGTTTTAATTAATTTGTTCATATCCGGGTCAGTCAAAACAGGGAAATTGATAGTCTGTTTCTTCAATTTCTTAACTCCCGCGGCGGTATAATCTTCCCCGTGTATCTGATATTCCGGCGCGGGCATATCATATCCATAATATTCTTGCAAATAAATAAATGCCGCATATGCATTTTGTAACTCCTGTTCTGCGCCATCTACGGTAAATGTTTCATATGGCAAACGGTATTCATCGTTTTCATCTAACACGGCCGCAAGCAACACGAACCCGTCCGGAGAAATGGCAGATGGATTCAACAAAATATAATCAATGTCCGATGTAAAATGCGATACACTTATTTCTTCGATATTATCGGGATTCACATACTTGGAAATAATGTCAATGGGGAATCCATTGAATAGTTCTGTGACATCATCCATCCATCCGAATTGATAACGTGCCGCCATATCGGGCTTGTCAAACTGATATTTGTTCCGGGCGTAGGCCCACGGCAATCCATTCCGGGAAACTTTTTGTACGGTCAAATCTATCCCCACGACCGGCGTACCGGAATATGAACCACCATTGCGGAAATATTCGATATGTTCGATACGAAAACGATTAGATGAATCAATAAACCAATAACACCGGAAACAATCGCGTAACATATCCGTAATCATTTTCAATGTTATAGGGGCATTCTGTGCGGGT